TACCGGGCGAGCCTTACTTTCCGTGCAACCCCTCGGTCGCGGCGCACCCGAGTGGGCGCTTGGGGTGCATGGTGCGCACCGTCAACTATGAGCTCGGCGAAGAGGACGGGATCTGGTTCCGCGGCGACCCGGCGCCGAACACGCGCAATTACTTTGTCGAGATCGGCGCGGACCTAAAGCCCGGCAAGCCGGTCGCGATTGATGATCGCACGCAGCGTGAGATGCGCCTGCCGTGCGAGCACGGCCTCGAGGATGCGCGGCTCTTTTGGTGGCGCGACGCGTGGTGGTTTACGGCCTCTGGGCTGCACCACGGCGCTCGGGTGCGCACGACGATGGCGCTCTGCCGGCTGAACGGGAACCGGGTCGACTTCTTGGAGTTTTTGCCGAGCCCACACAGCCGGCACATGGAAAAGAACTGGATGCCGCACGTTAACGGCGATCGGCTCTCGGTGGTGTACACACACTGTCCGGCCGAGAGCTACGAGCTCGCGCCAAACAGGCGCCGGCTCTGGCTCGGCGATGGTGCCTCGCTCTCTGGGTGGTCCGGCGGTTCGCAGATCCTCCCGTTTGGGGAGGACTTAATCGGGGTCGTGCACCAGCGCCGCAAGCACCGCAACCGTGTCTATTACGCGCACCGACTAGTGCGGTACGGCAACAGCCTAGAGCCGCTGCACGCCGGGCGCGAGTTTTACTTCTTCGGCGAACAGATCGAGTTTTGCTCTGGCCTGGCCCAGCACGGCGACGGGTACGTGATGAGCTTTGGCGTCAAGGACCGCGAGGCGTGGCTGGTGTCGCTGACGAAGAATCAAGTTGCACAGATTCTCGCGTGACAATAGAGAAGGGCAACTTTCGGCACGGGTGCCGGTTTTATGTATAACCAAGACGGATCACTGATCGAGCAGGCCGAGGCCGAGATCGGCGCCATTGAGCCGATGGACGACACCGAGCTCGAGGCGCTGGTCGCCGGCGAGTTGACCGACGCGACGTCTTTTGTCGACGCCGAGTTGTCGCCGGTCCGCGCCCGTGCCATCCAGTATTACCGCGGCGAGCCCTTTGGCAACGAAGAAGAGGGCCGCTCGCAGGTGGTCTCGACCGACGTGCGCGACACGATCGCTGGGATCATGCCATCGCTCATGCGGGTCTTCTTTGGCTCGAAGAAGGTGGTGCAGTTTGTGCCGCGTGGCCCAGAGGACGTCGCGACCGCCGAGCAGGCGACCGATTACGTCAATTACATCTTCAGCCAGGACAACGACGGCTTCCTCGTTTGTCACTCGGTCTTCAAGGACGCGCTACGCGGCGCGCTCGGGATCGCAAAGTATTACTGGGAAGAAAAGGTCGAGGTCAAGACCGAACACTACACGGGCCTCGACGAAAACGCGCTGACGGTGCTCCTCTCCGAGCCCGGCGTCGTCGGCAGCGCCATCGAGTCGATGGACGATCCATCGTACCGGCCGCCGATCAACCAGATGACGGGCGAGGAGATGACGGTCGACCCGATGACGGGCCAGCCGCTCCCGGTGCCGCAGATCTATAACGTCGAGCTGAAGCGCGAGTACAAGTCTGGCCGCGTGGTCGTCGAGGCCGTGCCGCCCGAAGAGTTTTTGATTGACCGCCGCGCTCGCTCGGTCGAGGACTCGGTGATCGTGGCGCACCGGCGCATGATGCGGGTCTCGGATCTGGTCGCGCTCGGGTACGACGAAGAGGAGGTACGCTCGCAGATGGGGGTGTACGAACTCGACACCAATGACGAGTATCTGGCGCGTAACCCCTACGCAGAATCGTACGGCCCAGGCGGCACGCAGGACGACAAGCGTGTGCTCTACGTCGAGGCCTACATGCGCGTCGACTATGACCGCGACGGTATCGCGGAGCTGCGCAAGGTCTGCACGATCGGCCCGTCCTACAAGATGGTGATGAACGAGCCCTGCTCGCACCGCCCGTTTGCGCTTTTCTGCCCAGACCCCGAGCCGCACGCGCTGATCGGTCTCTCGATCTTCGACATGACGGCCGACCTGCAGCGGATCAAGTCCGCGGTGATGCGCAACATGCTCGACTCTTTGTCGCTCGCGATCCACCCACGAGTGGGCGTCGTTGAGGGGCAGGTCAACATGGACGACGTGCTCAACACCGAGGTCGGCGGCATCATTCGCCAGCGCGCCCCCGGCATGGTCCAGCCATTCTCCGTCCCGTTTGTCGGTCAAGCCGCCTTCCCGATGCTGGAATACTTGGACAGCGTGCGCGAGACGCGCACCGGCATGTCCAAGGCGGCGATGGGCCTCGACGCCGGGGCGCTACAGAGCACCACCCGTGCGGCAGTGGCCGCGACAGTAAGTGCCTCTCAGCAGCACCTTGAGATGATCGCCCGCATCTTTGCAGAGACGGGAATGCGCGCCCTGTTCAAGGGAATTCTCAAGCTGGTCGTGGAAAATCAAGAGCGCCCACGGGTGGTGCGCCTCCGCAACCAGTGGGTGCCGATTGACCCGCGCTCGTGGGACGCCAACATGGACGTCGACGTAGACGTTGCGCTCGGCGGCGGCACCGAGGAACAGAAGGTCGGGGTGCTGACCGCGGTGGCCCAGAAGCAGGAGCAGATCCTGCAGATGATGGGGCCGCAGAATCCGCTCGTGAGCCCGCAGCAGTATCGCAACACGCTCGCCCGCTTGGTCGAGGCCTCCGGCTTCAAGAACGTCGACGAGTTCTTCCTTGACCCGGCGATGATGCCTCCCCCGCCTCCGCCCCCGCCGCCCCCGCCGGACCCGGCGATGATTCTGGCGCAGGTCGAGCAACAGAAGATCATGGCGGACATTCAGAACAAGCAGGCCGAGCTGGAGCTGAAGCGGCAGCAGATGCTCCTCGAGGACGATCGCGCCCGCGACAAGCAAGAGGCGGAGATGATGCTGCGTGCCTACGAGATCCAGCTGAAGAGCGGGACCGCCGTGGACGTGGAGCAGATCAAGGCCATGATGGCCGCGCCGCGTGTCGCGAGCCCGAGCGTGCAGCAGCCGGTGATCCCAGAGATCGGGCCGGCGCCGCAGATGCCGCCGATAAATCAGATGCCGCCGATGCAGCCGGGCATGTAATGCCATGCCGCTCGAGAATATCGACGTACCAGCACCACCAAACCCGAACGTGGCACCGGGGGCTTATGCGCCCCAGTACCACAACCAGATCAACAACCAGCTGAAGCTCTACCTCAACAGGCTGAGCAACAACCAGACGGAAATCGTCAAGTTCATCCAATCACTGACGGACTTAAACTTGCTTGAAAAGACCAACTTTGACGCATTCGGCAGGCTGCGCATGTCGCAGCCCTTTACGCTGTTTGACAGTCAAAACAGATACGCCAAAGACCCGCAATTCGACGAGTCGCTCGCCGGATCGGCGACGTGTTCGCATCTGCCGAACGAGTCGTCGGTGGCGATGGCGGTCACGACCGCCTCTGGCGACGAGGTGGTGCGGCAGAGCAGGCGCGTCTTCCCGTACCAGCCCGGCAAGTCGCTCCTCGTCATGTGCACGTTTGCGATGGCGGCAGGCGCGGATAACTTGCGCCAGCGCGTCGGATACTTTAGTACCGACAACGGCGTATTCCTCCAACAAAAGGATAATGCTTTATCCTTTATTATCCGCAGCTACACCGGCGGGTCCGTCAGTGACGCACGCGAGGTCGCGCAGGCAAACTGGAACGGCGACAAGCTCGACGGCAGCGGCGCGACCGGCATAACGCTTGACGTCACAAAGACGCAGATTTTCTTCATGGACTTCGAGTGGCTCGGGGTCGGCTCGGTGCGCTGCGGCTTTATCATCGACGGCGAGTACATCATCGCCCACACGTTCCACAACGCAAACTCTTTGTCGACGGTTTACATGCAGACGGCGATCTTGCCGGTGCGTTACGAGATCAAGGCCACCGGCACGCTGGCCGCGTCGAAGACCATGAAGCAGATCTGCTCGACCGTCATTTCAGAGGGCGGGTACGAGCAAAAGTCTGCACTGACTTGGGCGAGGGAGACGTCGCCGACGACAAGTATCGGGACGTCTTTTTTGCCGCTGGTTTCTATTCGGCTGAAATCGACAAACCTCGGCGCGGTCGTGATCCCTAACGGGTTCTCGTTCATGCCGACCTCGGCCTCGGATTATTTTGAGGTCGCGCTGATTAAAAACTCGACGCTGACCGGGGCATCGTTTGCGAGCGCGTCAACCAATGTGGAGTTCGACACGGCGGCGACTGCGATGACGGGCGGGACAATCGCGGTGCAAGACTTCACGTCATCTGGCGTTTTGTCGGGAAATTCAATCAACGACCCTAGCGCATACAATTTTGACTCGCAGCTTGGCGTGACGATTGGCGGGACGAGTGATATTTACACTCTTGCGGTGCGCGTGGTTAGCGGCACCGGAGAGGGCATCGGTGCATTGTCTTTCTGGGACTTAACTGACCCCTAACGAGGGAACGATCATGAGCATGGCTTTCCGCGGGCAACCGCAATACGCGCAGTCGCCGATGGGCGGCTACAACATGTCCGGCTATGGCGGAGATGCCATGCAGGCACTTGGTGATATTGGCGGCTTCGGCGGCTTCGGCTCCTTGAGCGGCCCCGCCACGATGGGCGGCAACTACAGCATGTTTGGCTCGTACAACCCGATGCCGTACCAACAGCAGAGCTACACCGGCGGATACGTGCCGGGCTATGGCGCGCAGCTGCCGCAGCAGTTTGGCGGCGGCTACGGCCAAGGCTACGGCAACATGTACGGCGCCGCCCCCGGCGGCGGCTTTGGCTTCGGCTTTGGCAACATTGGGATGCCGCAGATGCAGCAGCCGAACGTCAACGACCTCTTTGGTCAGTACATGTTTGGCCAGTATTACGGGCAGCCGGCCTTCAACCCGTTCCAGGCCACGTCCATGTTTGGCGGTGGCCGCCGTGGGGGCGGTGGCTTTGGCGGTGGCTTTGGCGGAGCTCGTCGAGGAAGTCGGCAGCAATTTCAGCCGCCTGCTGCAAACGCCCCGCAAAGGCCCAGTACGCCAATCACTTATGACACCATGCGGCCGGTGCCTCGAATCTTCGAGACACCGGAGCCGGCCCCGGCGGTTCCAGACAAAAACCAAGACCCAAATTATTGGTACTCTGTCTTCAAGGAAAACAACCCCGGCATCGACGACGCGCGCGCAAGAGAGCTTGGCGAGAGCAGGGCGGCAGCGTTTCGCAATATTCCGGCCTCGCAGCCTGCGCAGCCAACGCAGCCCGCCGCGCCGGCGGGTCTTTACGACACGTCAAACGACGACTGGGGCCGCGGAGAGGGGCCGATTGACGCGTCGCAGTTGCCCGGCGGATTTAACTGGCAGGCGTATCTTGACGCGCCGTCGAACGCCGATCTTCGTGCGGCCGGCGTTGACACGCCGAGCGAAGCTGCGCGCCATTACTTGAAGTATGGACGCGGAGAAAACCGCACGTTGGGCTCTGCGCCTGCCGCGACGCAGCCTGCTGCCCCGACTCAGCCCGGCATGCCGAGCAATATTTTCACGGCGATGCCGTACTACCCGCAAATTGAGCAAGCGCTTCCGTATTCGTTTGGCTCGATCGACATGGGCGCGCTGCCGATGTTTGTCGATAGTTACTCTGGGCTGTACAACAACCCCTTCAGCTTTCGTTAAGAGGACACCATGAAGCAGGGTCTCTATTCAAACATTTGGGCCAAGCGTGAGCGTATCGCGGCCGGCAGCGGCGAGAAGATGAGGAAGCCTGGAGCGAAGGGCGCGCCGACCGCCAAGGCATTCAAGGCCGCGGCCAAGACGGCGAAGAAGCGCAAGTGAAGACCCCGGCGTGGCAGCGGGCCGAGGGCCAGAGCAAGAAGGGCGGGCTGAACGCTGCCGGCCGCGCATCCTATAAGCGCGAGACCGGAGGCACGCTGAAGCCGCCAGTGAAGGGCGAGGCGAAGTCGCCCGAGCAACTGCGCCGGAAGGGATCGTTTTTGACGCGCATGGGGTCGATGCCGGGGCCGCTCTATGATGAGCGCGGCGAAAAGACTAGACTCAAGCTCTCGCTCGAGGCATGGGGCCATCGAGGAGACAAAGAAAGCGCGGTCCGCAAGGGTCGCGGATTGCTCGATGTTTATCAAAAAAGGAAGCAGAAAAATGCCTAGCAAAAGCACCAAGCAGGCCCGCCTCATGGCCGCGGCCGCCCACGACCCAGCCTTCGCCAAGAAGGTCGGCGTGCCGATGAAGGTCGCCAAAGAATTTAACAAAGCCGACAAGGGTGGCAAGCTCTTGAAGAAGGCGATGAGGAAGAAGCCGAAGGGCGGCCTGCTGGCTTGAGCGAGCGCAACCCCTACATCGACTCCCGCCGCGGGCAGGAGGCCAAAGAGCTCCTCGAGAATCCGATCCTCGTGGAGGCCTTTGGCGTCTTGGAGCGCGAGTACCTCAAGGCGTGGCGGCAGAGTAAGCCAGCCGACCAAGAAGAGCGCGAGCGGCTGTGGCTCGCGGTCGGCATCCTCGAGGAGATCCAGCGACACCTTCGCGTGGTCGTTGAGAACGGCGTCATGGCCAAGCGTGATATCGACAAGATCAGCGGCAGGAAATAATCCGCTTGAATCTTGCACAATAGATTTATGAGTGAAACCGGCACGGGTACACCCCCCGGATCAATACAGTCCACGCAGGACGTCTTTGAGCAGATGCTCGCCGCCGACGAAGGCGAAAACGAGCAGCTCGGGGCCGAAGCAACGGACGAGGGTGAGGAGCCTTCCCAGGCAGTCGACAGCGAGTCCGACGGCATGGAGGAGGAGACCACCGAAGGCGAAGAGGAAGCCGAAGAGGCAGCGCCGACGGGGCAGACATTCCGCGTCAAGGTTGACGGGGAAGAAGTCGAAGTCCCGCTGGATGAGTTGCTGAAGGGTTACTCTCGCACCGCAGACTATACGCGCAAGACGCAGGCGATCGCCGAGGCCAGAAAGCAGGCCGAGGCAGAGCTGGCGCTGGCGCGGCAGGAGCGGCAACAGTATGCACAGACCTTGACTGCGCTTGACGCGCAGCTCAAGTCGCTGCAACCGCCCGAGATCGACTGGGACAGGCTCTACCAAGAGAACCCGGTCGAATGGGTGAGACAGCGTGAGCTGCAGCGATCGAGGCAAGAGCAGGCGCAGTGGGTGCAGGCCCAGCGCACCGCTCTGGTACAGAAGCAACAGGCAGAGGAGCAGCTGAACGCGGAGAAGACCCTCGAGGTCGAACGCAGCAAGCTGGTCGAGGCGCTGCCGGATTGGCGCAACCCAGAAAAGGCACGCGCCGAGAAGGCAAAGATCGTCGAGTACGCAACCGGAAAGCTCGGCTTCAGTGTCGAGGAGATCTCGGACGTATACGACGCACGCGCTGTGCTCGCTCTTCGTAAGGCGATGCTTTACGACGAGTTGATGAGCAAGCGTGACCAGATGCGCCCGAAGATCATCCAGAAGGCCAAGCCCATGCGGGCAGGAGTTGCTTCCACGCCGCAGTCGTCAAAGGTCGTTGCATCGAAGGCCGCCCTGTCTAGGCTCGCAAATAGTGGCAGCACGCGTGACGCGGCTGCCGTGTTTGAACAGTTTATAGATTAGGGGATATTCAAATGTCACAGACCGCAAATACCTTTGATACCTTCAACGCGAAGGGCATCCGCGAGTCTCTCTCGAACGTGATCTACAACATCTCGCCCGAAGAGACCCCGTTCATGTCGAACATCGGCCGCGAGAACGTCAAAAACACGTTCTTCGAGTGGCAGACCGACAGCCTCGCCGCTGCCTCGACGACCAACGCGCAGATCGAAGGCGACGACGTCGGCACCTACGACTCGACCGCCGCAACGGTCCGCGTCGGCAACTACACGCAGGTGTCGCGCAAGACCTTGATCCTCTCGGGCACGCTCGAGTCGGTCGATAAGGCCGGCCGCCGCTCCGAGTTGGCGTACCAGCTCGCCAAGCGATCGGCCGAGCTGAAGCGCGACATGGAGTCGATCATGCTGACCAACCAGAAGGCCGACGGCGGCTCTGCTGGCACCAGCACGGCGCTGCGCAAGACGGGCTCGCTGCTCGCCTTCTTGAAGACCAACACCGACAAGGGCACGACCGGCGCCGACCCGTCCTACACGACGCAGCCGAACGCGACCCGCACGGACGCGACCGCCGCCAACCTGCGCACCTTCTCGGAGACGATCCTCAAGAGCGTCATCCAGAAGGTGTGGACGGCTGGTGGTACGCCGAAGATCCTCATGGTGGGCCCGGTCAACAAGCAGCGCGTGAGCGGCTTCCAGGGCATCGCGGAGATCCGCCGCGAAGTGACCGGCAACAAGCCGGGCGTCATCATCGGCGCCGCCGATGTTTACGTCTCGGACTTCGGCGCCGTGTCGGTGGTCCCGAACCGCTTCCAGCGTGAGCGTGACGCCTTCGTGCTCGACCCCGAGTACGCTGCCGTCGCCTTCCTGCGCCCCTTCCAGACCGTTGAGCTTGCGAAGACCGGCGACGCCGAGAAGCGCATGATCGTGGTCGAGTGGGGTCTCAAGGTCAACACCGAGGCCGCGCACGGTCTCGCCGCTGACCTCACCACGACTTGATCGCGGTGGTATAAACTTTGGGGCGCCGGTGATGGTGCCGGCGCCCCAGAGTTGAGGGTTGCATGAACTCGAGCGGAAAGCGACTGTTTGATTTTGACCCGGCGACGGGCACCACAAAATGGTGGCACTACGACGCCGAGAAAGACGAAGCGACGATCGAGACGGTCTTCGAGGTCGGTGACCTCTTAGAGCAAAACAAGAGACAATACGCCGCGACCGACGAACGGGCGCGGTGGGGCGAGTGGAACAAGGTCGCGTCGATCCCGATGGCGCTCTTCTACAAGCTCAAGCAAAAGGGGATCATCGACGACCCCAAGCGGATGAAGGACTGGCTCAACGAGCCGGACAACAAGTTATTTCGCACCCGGCCGGGGCGCGTATGAGCAGATCAGTCGCCATATTGGTCCCGGCCCGCGACACGGTGATGACCTCGTTTGCGTACGACATGGCGCGGGCGATGAGTTATCACACAGCGACGACAGACGACCGTGTGCTTCTCTTCACGAGCCACGGGACTCTAATCGCCTCTCAAAGGATGGAGCTTGCGCGTCAAGCACTAGATGAGAAGGCGGACTATCTCCTCTGGCTTGACTCTGACATGCGGTTCCCGAAGGAAACCATCGGGCATCTCATCTTGCGCGACAAGCCCATCGTGGCCGCCAACTATGCGACGCGTCGCATGCCGGTCAAGCCGGTGGCGATGCGAGACATGGGGAAGGGGCAGATTGACCGCGTATACACCGGCCCAGAGTCCGAGGGGCTGGAGCCCGTCGACTATGTCGGCATGGGCGTGATGATGACGAAGCGCGAGGTGTTCGAGAAGGTTGAGGCGCCGTGGTTTGCGATCCCGTACTCGACGGTCGGCAACCACTACATCGGCGAGGACGTTTTCTTTTGCAAGAAGGCAAAAGAGGCCGGCTTTGAGGTGTTACTGGACCACGACCTATCGCAGCACGTCAAACACATCGGCACCTTCGAGTATTCGCACGAGGGTGCCTGGGCGATCAAGGAGCAAGTGAACGGTGGCTCTGACCTCATACACAGCACTCAAGTCTAGCGTCGCCGACTGGCTGAACCGCGACGATTTAACGTCGGTAATCCCCGACTTTATCTCGCTCGCCGAGGCGCAGATGGAGCGCCGGCTGCCGACGCAGAAGATGGTCAAGCGATCAAACGCCACCATCGATACGCCGTTTTCGGCGCTGCCGTCTGATTTTCTTTCGCTCAAGTCTTTGGTGCTCACCAGCACCGCGCCGGTGCAGCCGCTCGTGTTCTTGACCGAGGACGAGCTCGACGCCAAGAAGTGGATCTATCGCACCACCGGCAAGCCGCAGTATTTCTCGCTGATCGGCAACCAGGTCGAGGTGCTCCCGGCGCCGGACACCGGCTACACGGCGGAGCTGACCTACGTGGCGACGCTCGCCAAGCTCTCCGACAGCAACGCATCCAACTGGGTGCTCGAGCGCCACCCCGACGTGTATCTGTACGGCGCGCTCTTGCAGGCGTCTCCGTACCTGCGCGACGACGAGCGCATCTCTGTCTGGGCAGGCTTGTACCAGTCCGCGATGGAAGAGTTGATGTTGCAAAACGAGCGGGCCGCCTTTAGTCAAGGCCGCACCGCCATGACCGTCAAACCGACGAGGGTGATCCCGTGAGTGCATTTTCCAACTATCTCGAAAACAAGGTCATGCTGCACGTCTTCGGTGGCAGCGCATACAGCGCCCCGGCGACGCTCTACCTTGCGCTCTATACGGTCGCGCCGGACGACACCGGCGGCGGCACCGAGGTGAGCGGCACGGCGTATGCGCGCCAGACCGTGGCCTTTACCGTCACCAACGACACCGCGAGCAACACCTCCGCCGTCGAGTTTCCGACGGCCGGATCGTCTTGGGGCACGATCGTCGCGGTCGGCATATTTGACCAGCTGACGAGCGGCAACCTGCTTGCCTATGGAAACTTGACCGCGAGCAAGACGATCGCCTCCGGCGACGTGTTCCGTGTGCCCGCGGGTGACCTTGATATTACGCTGGCGTAAGACGTGGCCGGATACGGCAGCGGCTTATACGGGCGTGGCAACTATGGCATAGACCCCAAAGAGGGGGCGGCCACGCTAAACGCCGCGGCGACGCTGGTCGTCGCCGGGGTGCGCATCCAGCAGGGTGCGGCGACGCTGAACGCTGCGGCGACGCTCACGGTGAGCGCGACGCGGGTCCAGCAGGGAGCCGCGGCGCTGAGTGCGGCGGCGACGCTCACGGCGTCGGCGACGAGGGTACAGAATGCCGCGGCGGCGCTCTCTGCCGCGGCGACGCTAACCGCCCAGGCGGAGCGTATACAGCAAGGCGCTGCGGCGCTCTCTGCGGCCGCTACGCTGGCCGCGGCGGGGCAGCGGATACAGCAGGGCGCCTCGAGCATGGCCGCAGAGGCTACGCTAACGGCGACGTGCAACAGGGTGCAGAGCGCATCCTGCGCGGTCTCTGCGGCGGCGACGCTGACGTGTGTGGGGCGCAAGAAGTGGGAAGACGACCCAGACACGGCGGAGAGCTGGACGCCGATCGCCGACACGGCAGAGAGCTGGAGCGCCGCGAGCGACACGGTCGTTGCGTGGACCCCGGCGAGCGACACGGCAGAGACATGGACGCCGGCGAGTGACACGGCGCGGACTTGGACGGAAAAGACACACCCGGCCTATTTGCAGGCCGCTTGAGGTATGAGACATGGCTGACACGACAACCACAAACCTGTCCCTCACGAAGCCGGAGGTTGGCGCCTCGGCGGATACCTGGGGCGGCAAGATCAACACCAACCTCGACACGATCGACGGCATCTTCGCCGCCGCCGGCAACGGCACGTCCGTGGGCTTGAACGTCGGCACCGGCAAGACGCTGAACGTCTCGTCCGGCACGCTGACGCTCGCTGACAATCAGATCAGCGGCGACAAGGTCGAGGGCGGCACGATCAACGCCATCACGATCAACACGCTGACCTCTACGGCGGTGAACGCTACGACGGTAGACGCAACCAACGTCGAAGTCACGAACATCAAGGCCAAGGACGGCACCGCCGCCGCCACGATTGCGGACAGCACTGGCAAGATTACAGTCAGCACAGAGTTGGCGGTAGATAATCTTAATCTTTCCGGAAACGCCATTACCTCGACCGATACCAACGGCAATATTGACTTGACGCCGAACGGAACCGGCGAGGTAAACATTACCAAGGTGGATATCGACTCTGGCGCGATTGATGGCACCACGATCGGCGGCTCGTCCGCTGCGGCGGGTACGTTTACCTCCGCGACCGTCTCCACCGGCAACCTCACCTTCTCGTCCACCGGCCAGCGCATCACGGGCGATATGTCCAATGCGACGATTGGCAATCGGTTGGCATTTCAGACTAGTACGACGAACGGCAATACTGATTTGCAAATTATTCCAAATGGAACGTCGGTTACTTCTGGAATCCGTTTGAACAATAACTC